TTACAAAAAGGTATGTTTGGCTACAACAAGCCTGTATTTCCTAAAGGGAAGGGCAAGATAATTCAAATCTCAATGGATGATTATGGCAAACTATCTAAGGCGTGGAAGGATGCAGGATTACCCGGAGGACCCGATAATGTAGGGATAAAGCCAAAAGTAGAGGGTATCAAAGGACTAGAAGCCGAGACAACCTACGTCCGGAGTGATACCTCCATGCCTAAGATAAAGACACCAACGCAAAGGATAGCAGAGCTCAAAGCGCTGAAAGTGGAGGCTAAGTTGTTGATGGAACAACGAAAGGCTGCCTACTGGAAGGCCAAGGGGGAGAGGACTGCGGCAATGGAGAAGATCCGCCAGCCAGGGGTCGAGCAAGGCTATATTATGCAACCGATGTTCGGAGGCAAGATTTATGATACAGAGTTTATAGACTCGGTTAATAAGTTCTTTGGTCATAAGCAGGGTATCGGGGCTCTCAGGTTTACCTCTGATTTCGCTGGCATTCTAAGGATAACTAAGGCAGCAATGGACTTCTCAGTGATGGCTATTCAGGGAATGCCAGGCTTTGGGGTAGCGCACTCTTATCTTCTAACCAATCCAAAGATTGGGACCAAGTTAATGGGCTCATGGTTCAAGGCTTTTACATACCAGGTTGGGGCGTTCTTTAACCCCGACGTAATATCGGGATATATGAGTAAGAATAAGTCCTCGATTATGCAAAGGATAGCTGCTGGTGGTAGTTCCCAGTCGGTGGATTATTTCGAGGCACTAGGGGCTGAGCAAGGTGTAGGTGGAATTATGGCCAAGGCTTTTCAAAAAGACCCTTTGCGTTTGTTCCCTCGGGCTGAGACTTCCTTCTTCACTGGTGGTGAAATGATAAGGGATGAGTTCTGGAAGATACTACGGCCATTAGCCTTAGAGAAAGGGGAGGAGTTCGAGTTAGCCAGAGCTCTTGACAGGATGACAGGGATTATAGACAGTAAGGCGATGGCTGTTCCTTTGACAGAGCGACAGGTAGAATCATCATTTGTGTGGTTCGCTCCTAGATATACGAGAGCTTGTAGTTCCCTTGTAGCACATACATTTCGAGGTGGGTTTACAGGTGCACAGGCAAGAAGGGCAATGAGTGGAATGATTGCGGCTGGTGCTATTTATTACTCTGCTGTTACTTTCGCACTAGCACTAATGAGGGGTAAATCAGAGGATGATGCTATGGATGAGGTTGAGGAAGGGTTTGGGATTTTTACGGACCCGATAACAGGCGAAGTGGAATGGAAGCCGTCGGCCAGATTTATGACCTTGAAAATCGGGAATTACTATTTCGGGCTCGGTGGCTTTTGGTATGGGTTAGTGAGGCTAACAGGGAATATATTAGCCTGTGTCAATGAGGTTGGGACCAGGGAGCGGATTGATTTCCTTAAAATAACGAAATATGGTGGGATGAACAGGGATAATCCGTTTCTGGCCTGGTGGTATAGCAGGTCATCTCCTCTTACTGGTACAATTCGTGACTTAGTAACAGGCAGGAATTTCCTCGGTACTCCAATAGAGACCCCATGGGAATATGCCTGGTACACAGCTAACAGGTTTACCCCAATATGGATAGAGCAGGGGGTATTGCCTTACTTTGAGGATAAGTTAGCGAAGTGGTTGCCTAATGTTGCATCTCAGAACGAGATGCCAGAGGATGAAGCTAGGATACTCACTCCTGTAGCGGAGATATTTGGCTTGAGGACTTTCCCCCAAAATAACTGGTCAAGGTTTTATGACATGGCAGATGAAATTATCGGGCGACTCCCTGTCGACTTCTTAGAAGAGCACTACACTCCAGAGGAATTAAAGAAGATAATGGAGGCCCAGGCGCAAGGGAAGCTAACATGGGCACAGCTTAACAAGACAGCAAGGATGGCATTATTGTCAATGTACCCTGAGCTGGATGACTTTTACAAGGAAGCACAGGGAGCCTCCCTACTTAATGACAGCGATGCCTGGAAGCAATGGAATGAGAGGATCGAGGAAGAGAGACGCATCCGTAACAAAAGGATAGATAATGCCACAGAGAGATTTCTCGGGGGTGAGATAGACGCAAGGGAGTGGGATAGACTCTGTGATGAAGCTGAGAAACTTTACGGCAAAGCCTACGAGGATATTGAGAAAAACCCTGCTTACGCCGAGGTGCGAGACTACTTTGAGAAGCAGGAAGCTAAAGGCGACAAATACGATTGGGCCGACGATGTAGCCTTGGCAGAATACGAATCACAGGTTATGTTTGCCAGTGACCTCTACGATGAGACAAGCCAGACCTACGATTGGGATGAGCGGGACCGGAGAGTAGCGGACTTTATAGACAAGTGGGGAATGGATGTTTACGAGCGGGTTTTATGGTATAGGCGAGAGAAAAAGAAGGATTCAGGGCTGAATGATATAAGAGTTCGCCATGCCAAAGATTTGGAATTGCTAGGCCGTGATTATTGGAATCTACCCTATAAGGCCATCTACACGATGGACGACAAGGATAAGGCTGAAGGGAGCATCCCTGTAGAATACCTCGGGTTATGGGAGGAATATCAAAGGTTGGAGGGTAAGGCTAGGGATGAGTTTTTACAAGCTAATCCTTCACTGAATAAGGATTGGAGGGCCGAATGGAGGGCAGCTCACCCTGAGGATGATGCCAGGTTGAAGCTATGGGGCTATGGTGGTGATTTACAGAGTAAAGAAGCGTATGACATTTTGAGGGGTTGGACAAAGGAGTTCAAGTTAAGCTCGGAGTCTCAGGTTTTAATGAAACTACCACCTGAGAACATAGTTGCCCCGTTCTTCGACTATAAAGATGTGCAGAGAGTTTCCGGTGGTAATAGTGCCGAGGCAAGGTTATTTAGATTAGAACACGAGGCTTTTAATGAGTGGGGCAAAGAGGCTTATGGCTGGAAGGATGTAGATGACAATATCAATGTTCTTAAACTATCGGCAAAGTGGCGGGAGACGGATGATAAGTATGATGCCCTGGAGACTACCGAAGAGCGAGAAGCCTTCCTGGAAGCCAATTCCGAATATGCAGATGACAGACGGCGAAAGGATGCCTATGGCTATGAATTCCCTGACAATCTAATAGAGACTTATGTAGAGTATTATAAGATAGATTTGAAGGGTTATGCTGATGACTGGTTCTTGATGGAGCATCCTGAGTTCTACAACAAGATGCTTGAGTTAGAGATTTGGACAAAGGAAAAGGACTTTAGCAAAGTACCTACCAAGGAAGTCTATGCTCTTTACCAGACATATCAGGGCTTACCCACAGGCCAGCCGCGAGTTGATTTCAGGGCACGATATCCAAAACTGGATGATTGGCTGGTTCTGGCCTTTGGGTATAAGCCAATTAGCGACAGAGGGAAAGAAGAAGCGGCTCAGACACCTTGGGACAAAGCTGCTGAGGCGCAAACGATTAAGAACTGGCTTGACAGTTTGTAAAATTATTAAAAAGGGTTATAATGTATTTAATTAACAATAGGAGGTCTTAATAAAATGGGCGAAACCGACAAAACCAAACAGGGCGTTCCTCAGAATACTGGGCAATCCTCTGAAGGTGAAAAAGGGAATACCTCAGAAAACATCCAGACTTACACCAAGGAATCAACGGCGAAGGCGGTAAGCGATGCTCTGGCGACTGCAGGGAGGACTGCTAAGGCTCTGTCTGACAGAGAGGCAGCAGTCCAGGCAAGGGAGGACACACAGGCTCAGGCTCAAGCCAAAAGAGATGCGGATGAGTTAGAGGCTGCTCGTAGCGATCCTGACCAGTTGACCGCAGTGCAAAAAAAGCAAAGGTTGCAGGCTCAGGAAGCTGACTTCAAGAAGAGAGAAGAGGTATTGGCCCGAAGCATGCTAGAACACGAAGATGCACTCAACGCAGTTAAGAAGAGCGAAAGAGAGCAAACTGCCGCACGGATAGCCCAAGAACATAATGTGGATGCAAGCGTTCTCGTAAAGTTCGGAGGCGATTCCGCTGAGACGATGGAGGAGCTGGCTAAAACACTACCTGAAAAAAAAGCTAGTACTTCACTGAAGCCTGATTCTAGTGCGAACCTTGGACCCGGTAAAGACCTAAGCGGTAAGTCTCCAATGCAATTAGCAACGGAGGCTTATGGGAACAAATAAAAACAATAGGAGGCAAATAAATTGGCATGGACATTGGCAGAACTAAGTAAAATAGAGACGGATACTTTGAGGAAGTCTGTTATAGACACCTTCTTGATGGAGTCGCAAGTTATGGACGCTATCCCCTGGGAAACCATCGGACAGTTGGCCACAACTATTGTAAGGATGCAAGACTTGCCGAGTGTGGGCTTTCGTAAGATAAATGCTGGGTATAGTTCCACGGAAGGTAAATTTGAGCAGAAGGTAGAGAACATCTCCTTGATGGGATGTTACATGGACTGTGATAAGGCCATAGCCAGAGCTAAAAATACTGTAGCTGACGCTAGGGCAATATCCCAGGTAATGGCTCTTAAAGCTGCTGCCTACAAGTTCAATGACAAGTTTATCAATGGCGACCCAACAAGCGACCCGGAGGAATTCAAAGGACTGAAAAAGCGTGTGGATGCAGTTTACTCGGAAGGTTTTACTGACCAGTATATTGATAACGCAGGGACTTCGGGAGATGGGATCTTACTCAGCACTGGTGAAAGCCATAATTTCCTGAACAAGCTAGACCAGCTTATCTACTCAATCAAAGGGCATAATCCTGATTACTTGTTCATGAATAAGAAGATGCTTCTGGCTCTTCGCTCTATTCTGAGGAAAGAGAAACTCTTGGACAATACCAGGGATATGTTTGACCGGATAGTGGATGTTTACCAGGGGGTTAAATTAGCTGATATTGGAGTAAAGGCTGACCAAACTACCGAGATAATAACCAGCACTGAGGAACTTGAAGCTGCAGGTGCTGCTGAGAGCACTTCCATCTATGCAGTAAAATTCGGTATAGGTGAGCTTTTATGGGGTATCCAAGAATATCCCCTAGAGGTAACAGACAAAGGTTTACTGGAAGCTACCCCTGTTTATCGTACTGAGCTTGATTGGCCTTTGGGACTTGCGTTGGCAGACCCCAGATCAATAGGTAGACTGTATGGTATAATCCCAGACTCTTCCACGTGAGCCTAGCAAATAAAATTAAGGAGGAACTAAGATGGCTTTTGATGCAAATGGAATCTTACATGGAGAATACAGTGGAGCTTTGGTGGACTGTGATGAGAGTGATGCGGTAGCTACCTCTAAGACTGTTAATTCAGATGGTAACGGTGTTATCGAAATAGATAAAACAGGTATAAAGGGTTTGACTGCTGTATTAATCCTTACAGAGTCTGCTGATAGTGATGCCTATGATGATGAGGCTAATATAACCATAGAGGCTTCTGATGAACTGGACAGGCATTGGAAAGAAGTAGCTCGCTTTCCTACCCTACACGCCCATATCAGAAAGGTTTGGATTACTGCAACTACAGCTTTTGTAGCTGGCGATGTAGGCAAAGACCTTACTGAGACTACCAGCAGTGATACTGGTAAAATCCTGTACATATCCGATGAGTTGCTTGCCATAGGTGGTAAAGGATATGTCTTGGTTGAGATGGATGCTGCTGGTGACTTGTTTGATGAGGCAGTAGATACGGTGGAAACTGCTACTGCTGGGACTGGTGTAGGTACTAAGACTAAGGCTTCTGAAGCGGGTACAGAACTTCAGATGCAACCAGGACTTTATACTGTGCAATTCAAAACACCCAAGAAATATGTCCGCTGCAACTGTGAAGATGTAGAGGATAACATTGGCAAGATTTGGATTCTCTTAACTAACCATCAAGATATGGTGGATAGCGATTTGGCATAGTGGTAGGGGGGAGCAATCCCCCCCCCTCTACTAAGGAGGAAGTGTAATGGCAAAAGGAGTTCCTAAAAGAGATGGTTCGGGTAGGGGTGTCCGCCAGAACAGAGGTAGAGGGGGTTGTAGTCCTACAAGGGCTAGAGGAAGGGGTAGCAATAGAAGGAGGTAAATAATGCCAACTGCCGTAGAACATTTAACGGAAGACAGTTCAGATGCTCAAGTTAAGGCTGCCATTAGTTCTTGTATAGCCACAGAGATAAAGACTGGTAGAAAACAAGATCAGGCAGTCGCAATGTGCACAGACATGGCGCGGAGAAAGACAGGCAAGGAGCTAAAGCCGAAGGAGTGATAGATGGCTAAGAATTTATCTACCATTCGTGCAATTTGTCGTCAATTTCTCAAGGATGAATTTTCTGAATCAACGGATGAGGACTTCGCTTCAGATGAGATCGACCTTTATATTGGACGATGCTTAACCGAGATATCGCAAACTTGTCCGTATATGGATGTGGACAAGACGCTAACAACAAGTGAAGACTCCAAGGAAGTGGATATTAGCTCTATTCGGGAAGGCCTACTCTGGATTGACAAGGTTGAGTTTCGTGTTGATAGTGACCCGAGGGACTTCCGCAACTTTACACTCTGGGGCGATACACTAGAGATAGATACTGACCTGACACCGGAAGCGGATGAGGAGGTTTATATCTACTGCGCCAAGGAGCATACACTGACGGAAAGCGCATCAACATTATCGCCACAGCTTGAGAAGATACTGATTGACGGTGTGGTGGCCTATGTTGCTTTGGCATGGCTGAATAATCGCCGAACTTTAAGCAATAAGGTTAATGTCGGGAAGCCTGAGGGGTTTATCAATAGCTATCAAGTATGGGCGAACGAGAAGCTCATTTTGTATAGAGCTGACCTAGGAAAGATAACCAAGCCTCGGACACACAGGGAATATCCGAAAGACTAATGAAAATTAAACAGGGGGTGATACAATGGCAGTAACAGCAAAAGCATTTAGCATTATGCCTTTAGATGCACTGAAGGCACTTATCACAGACCTTAACGATGCAGGGACTACGGTAAAGTGTGGACTTTATACCGATGATGCAGCTCCAACACAGGAGATGGCAAATGTAGCAGCGGTAAATGCTGCTTGCACAGAGGTAGGTAATGGTGATGGCTATGCAACAGGTGGAGCTACCTTAGCAAGCAAGGCAGTAACTGAAGCTACAAGGGTAACGAAGTTTGATGCTGATGATGTGGAGTGGACTGAATCTACTATCACTGCTCGGTATGCTGTTCTTTACGAAGGTACTAATCCTCTAATCTGGGTTGACTTCGGTGAGAACAAGAGTAGTGAATCAGGTACTTTCAAGATTGCCTGGAATGCTAGCGGAATTTTCACCATTACGGTGGCGGCCTAATGAATAGTTCAGAGCTATCTTACTTTGCTGGCTTCTTTGATGGAGAGGGTTGTGTGGGTGTAACTAATAGAATACCTCCTCATTCTGCTCTCTTTATTAGAACACAAGTAGTCAATACAAACTTGGAAGTTTTGGAGCAAATGAAGCGGGCTTTTGGTGGTAGTATTCAAATTAGGAAGGCAAAATTAAATTGGCAACAAATGTATACTTGGCAATGTACTACACAAGTAGCTTATCACTTTCTAAAACAAATTTTGCCTTACCTACGTCTCAAGAGAAAGCAAGCTGAATTAGCTATTGAGTTTCAAGAGGATAGAGGCTATAGAGGACAAAGAAGAAGTCCAGAACAATTACAAAGGGGTCAGCAGATAAGAACCTTAATCTCTAGTCTCAATGGTAGGAAAGGGGTTAAGAATTTTGTAGCAGCATAATGGAGGTTAATATGGATGATGAGAGAAAAGATGTAACTATAGATGTTCCTGAGATTAACATAAAAATATCAACAAAGGATAGCTAAGTTTAATCCTGGAGGATAAATGCTAGTAAGGAGTGTCAAGGCACTCCTTAGTAGTATACTAAATCATGAGGAGGGAGCATGGAGACAATATATAGACAGAAATCTTTCCACAAGCTTACATCTGAACAACAGAAAGCTAAACTTCAAAAGGACAATGAGTATGAGATTGCTGTTCAAAACTTATCAGCGTCTTTCTATCAGAAGAAGAGGACTGTGGGGGTAACTGCCGAGGAAGAGGAAACTTATAAGACCACTAAAGCTGACTTATGGGGCAACTACTATCACTGGGCTGTAGCCAATGAGCTATATGAGGTAGTTACTCCAGAGCAACAATTAACTGAAGCTGAAGATGGACTGAGTGACCAACTGGCTAAGGTCAACTCAAT